TCATTTCGGCTCCTGAGGGCTATTAGCGTGTTCTTGTGATCCTGACCAGCGAAATACACGCTCCCCATCGATTTCACCAAAGACAGCCATTCCAGAACCATGAAACATAGAAGGCGACTCAACACGCAAACGGCCTCGTTGATTGGCGACCACAATCCAACGGTCATTTTTAGATTGAAACTCTCCAACAATGCGCCATACCTCTGACGGTTGATTCGAAGATTCAGCAGCCTTTGATCCAGGAGCGGAACCAGCTTTATTTTCAGTCTGAACAGCGCCAGTCTTATTCAAGCTAGTTGCATTCGCGGTAGCATTTTTGGGGTGAAGAAAACGCCAAACGTTATACGCGCCAAGGCCAATCATGAGCACGACTATCACGGCAGTAATGAGCAATTTCTTACTAGATAAAATATTTTGGCGCTTATCAATAGACTTTTCTTGACCCACCCCACCGGTATAGCTCTGATATAACGGGAATATGTCAGCGTCGTATTTCTTTTGATGATCACCAATGCGGGTCTTCGTATTTAATTTCCATCCTTCATAAATCTCAACGCGATAAAGCTTGGAAAATCCAAGGGATTTATGCTTGTGCATCTTGAATACGAATTCAATGACGTTTTTTAGCGAACGATGTAAGCCCGTAATATCTTGCGTCATCAATACCACGTCACATGCCACACCAGTGTCTAAGTGCAGATAATGTCTATGCATGCGAAAGAACTGCATGTGTTCATGACTCAACTTTCCGTTATCGGTTCCCCAAAATCTCCAAGCTTCGTCGATGGCGACAATATCACCACCTTTTACGACTGATTCAAGTTCTGGATGTTCTTCGTCTGGAAAAAATTGTGGCTGAAGAATGCGGTCATTTTCGATGTGAATAATATGTCCAAGTTTTTGGACATCAGCTTTTCTTTCTTTGACGAGATATTTGTGGATCAATTCTTCATTGATGCCAGCGACATTCGTTACGACACGGCGACCACTTTCTACGGCGTCAAGAATGACTGAAGACACTACTTCATAGGTTTTGCCAGACCCTTGCAATCCAACGTATGCATTTATCGCCATGGTTTAACCTATCAATGGAATACGACGAATAATGAAGCGCGTGACATAGGCAGCAAGTACCGTACTGACACCCATCGAAAAATTCATCAAATCTAAAAAGTACCAGACCGATGCAGGGATACTGGTTAAAGCGCTTGTCAACGCTGTTGCTTTGCCAGTACCCGAGAAAAACCCGTAGTTAATCAATACAGGTACAAATTCTCGAACAACAAAATACAGCGCATAAAACAACACAAATTTGATGATGACTGAACGAAGTACAAACCCGAGAACACTCTGTAATGCGGATAATAAAATTCCGAATAATGCTGCTGGCATATTGTCCTCAAGCGGATAACAAAATAAAGATACCAACGAGTACCCAAACGACAGCCATGACCGCTGCAATAGCTAACCTGTTCTGCTCGACAAGATTGCAATGTGAATCCATGGTGAAGCTTTTTCCAAAGACGTTAAATTGTGGTTTGGGGCATTCACTTGTATGCTGCGGAGTCTGATAATTTTTTAATTCCGGAAAAAGAGTAATGAGTGGATACAACGTTTGGAGAGCATCCGGCGTGGTCTCTAAAGTAGGTGCAGCTATATTGGGGTCAGCACCCAAATCAACCTTTGGTGCATTTACCACGTTGACGTTTTGTACTGCGGCAGGATCAGGCTTTGGATCTTTTGGTACATCTGCGGTCACACTCTGAGAAATTGGAACTGACGACGTGCCTGGGTTATTCGCTGGCGTAAGCATGTCCCCTAACGTTGGTGCAGCTGTTGGATTCTGTGTCTGCCACTGTACGGCATCGTCTGTGGTCACCGGCTGCGTTGCGCTATATGGAAGGCCTTGATAACCTGGTTGAGCAGCAGCTTTCATCCATGCTTGATCTGCCAATTTTGCCAACGTGTCTGGCGCTAATTTTTCAACAAGAGAAGAAGGTGGCACCGCTTGAACGGCGGCATCCAGACTTTTGTAGGTATTGGGCAATTCGCTAGGTGCAATAATGAGACCTTCATCATCTGAGTTCCACGGACGCAAACGAGGTCCTAACCCCCACCCTTGTGGATCACCACCAGCGATCGCCTTTGCACAATCAGACGCAGGTGAAAAACAAACAACTTCAGTTGAAAGAGTTCCGACTAAGCGACCGATGCCATTGGTTGCTCGTTCGACATGCGGTGTAACCGACCATTTGATGATCGTTTTAATCGTAAATATGCCGTATTTGTCGCTACGCTCTTTAACCGGATAATATTTATTGTTTAGCTCATCGAGGCTCCAGTACACGAACGCAACTGGTCCGGATCTTGTATCTTGCACGTATGGATTTTTTTGATAAGGAATATTCCCTTTTGGCAGCGGTGGATATGCATAACAAGCTTGAGATGGATAGCAATCAGGCAGTCGATATATTGAAACAAGTGCTGCGTAGAAATCGCCCCACTGGTCATATGATTGTGTTTTGGCAGGTGGAGTATAGGCCGGTGGAACCGCTGTACCAGATGCATTTACATTTAGGCCATCGTTAGACAAGCTCATCGAAGTCTTACCTGCGATAAGTACTGAGCCAACAGCAAATACGCCTAAGCCGGCTGCAACTGTTAGCCAAACCGGAGCCCCTGCTATTGATAGCCCAACACCCGCAACGGTCGCCGCGACGTTCACTCCAGTTAATGAACTTCCGGCACCGACAAGAGTTGCAGCAATACGTGGATCATTTGCGGCAAAGCCACGAGCAATAGCTACACGAGTCAGCACACCACCGATGGCGCGGTTCATTACAAAATTGGCGGCAGGTGCGACAGGAAGCACTTGCGAATAGGCCACATGTTGGTGGTGAAGGATGGAGGCCAGCAAAAAGCATACAACGAATTTTTTGCCCACCCGTGGAATGCTTAGCTTCGTCATTGGATGTGGCTCAACAGGATATGCGAAAGCGCCGCAAGAATGCGGCCAAATAGTGCAATCACGATTAGCACTAGCGCGATACTTAAAAAAGAACGGGCGTAAGTCATAAGTGAGCAAATCGGATTTATTGCGCCCAATATGACAGGTTCCCACCAGTGAGCACAATTGACGGTATGAGCAGCTACAGAACACAGATACCCAAACAACAACATCAACAGAACAAAATGAGTGATCGAAATTTCCATCGGGATTACCTTTTTTTTGTTTATTTGTCGATTCCTTGAACAACTGCCCAACCACAGGCAATTCCCCATGCGAAGATAATTAAGTACCAAAGTTCATTGATGGTCATGTTTGACAGTCCTTAAAAAAAGGGGCGGCCACCCCCTTTTCTTTGGTTGGGCTTACTTGCCCTTAACCATCGAGATGACCGTTTTTGCACCTTTAATGGCGACATAAACACCCATTAAGGTTGCTGAAATCGCCAACACAGCGGTAATCACTGTCGTAAAATCAACTGAACTGGTGAGGGAGGTCAAATCTGGACCAGCTCCAGCCGCGAATGAAGAACCGGAAACTACGATTGCACCAACCAATGCCAAACCACGTTGAATATTTTTATTCATGTTTAAACTCCATTTTTTAAAATACTGGGAAAGCGCCCAGTCGCATCATCAACCTCTACGTACTAAGCCGAGAACTTGACCGATTCCATGTGACACAAAATAGAGACCGACTACCATGCTAAAAGCCAATGACCAGAGGCCAGATGCATACGCATAGTCAAACTGTCCCAATGCTGCATCGATATTATTTTGCTGGCCTGGATCAAGGAGATAGGCTTGTACTTTTGTCGGCGCATAAATTTGCCCACCTTGGTCTGGACATAACGTCCGAATACCTGGAGGTGCAGCATTTATCGCCGGTGTGCATACGATGACTGTCTGAATTGACCCACTTGCCATAATTTCTTAATTAACCGTATTGGAATACTCGTAAAAGGAAGAAACATTGAAGCCTTCCGTACAATGAAAGTTTGCAGTTTCAACTGCTGATTCTTCATCGTCAAAACGCCCAGCTTCATGCAACCACTGCGTGTACCCAACATCACCAAAATGAGGACAAAGAAACAGCGCGCTCTCTCTGTCCTGAACAATGAAAACGCGCCGCATGATTAGGCCGCTTTCGGTTGTTTTGCGATCTCAACGGGCTTGAGGTCTGAAACCTGCATTTTTTGATTTTTGCCGCTGACAACGACTTCTACCGTGGCAGTCGCCATAAATGGAAATGGCAAATGTTTGTACTTATTGAATTCTTCAGCAAGGCCGAGGTTATATTCGGCAACTGAGCAACCTTTTGCATTGCCTTTGGAATCATCCAGCGGTGTTTCGACATACACTTTTGTGCTATCGAATTCCATGCCGTTATCCATCTTGCCTTTGCTGGATTTCATGCCGAGTACTTTGAGTTCTGTTTGAAATTTCATGACTGCTCCTAATGGTTTAAAAATTGGCTATGCAAAGAACTGTCGTCATCGGGATAGCCATAATCCGATGCAGTTAAAGCGAATGGTGAAAATGAAAATGCTTCTGCTTGCCGATGAATTGGTGTTGGTGAAAATTCATAATCAGGAATACGTAATCTGGAAGGCCAGTCCTCTTGATCTGATTGCACCAGGTCGAGGAATTCTTTATCGCCATAAATCTGACGGGCAATACGAATGAATTTTCCGTAGCCAAGCTTCGTGTATTTGGTGAAGTGCTCCATACCTGCTTCGGCCATTTTTTTGACTGTCTCAGTACGTTTCCCTGTTTTGTTTGGACTGTATTGCTGCAATACTGGATAGGCCGCAACAAAATAACTTGACGGATCAATCAGGATTTCAAACGGGATGACTTTATCGTGATTGCTGAACTGGACTTCCGCACGCATCCACGGGCTATCCGGTGAACCAAGTTGCTTACCCTTTTGATATCCGCGAAATAGTTGGCTGCTACTTTTTGTTCCTGCATAGAAAGTGAGACCCTTCCCCATCGGATCATTGTTTTTCCAACTACCATAATTTTGCGGTTCTGGGCGATTTCCATAGCGATCAAAACCGCCTTCTTCCCATGCGCGATCAAAGTCATAGACAGACAATTGTGAACCGTCAAAATCGTCATGCGCTAAGTCCACACGGGTAATGCGTGGAGCAATACAATCGTTTGAAGTTAGGAATTGATAAAGACGAAGCTCCCACCCTTCTTTCGCTGCCAAACAACCTTGTCCGTTAATTGCAATTAGAATTGAGTCGCGTTGTTTAATCCCTCCCATTGCAAAGTGGCCGTAGTTGTCGCCTAACTCCCAAGCATGCAAAAAGAAATCACGACCTTTGTCATATTTCTTGGAAATTCCAAATCCAAATATTTGCTCGATAGACTCAGAGAACCCTCTTGCGATGTCCTCATCAGAAATCATTGTTCGAAATGATTTATTGAAAATAGTCTTTTCGTGCATAGTTACTCGAAGAGTATCTATTACACAACACTCTGTCTGGGCTGGTATTCTAACCATCTGCATAACGACCTTGCCATCACGCATACAAAGTTGAATTGGTGCATTTTTAGGTTTTTGAAACTCAGCAATCAATCCTTGATCTGGCTGAACTGAACCGATTTTTTGCGCTTTGTCTAAAACATACGGAGCTTCATTTAGGTGCGCGTCTACTTGTCTACGTTCCCCCGTGTTTACTGTGGGGGGGATATCTGAGACTTTTGCGCGCTCTTGACCTGGCGCTTCGCGGCAGCACAACTGTCCGTCCTCGCGGCTACCGCCGCTGCGGGCGGGCAATTGCTTTCCGCGAATGTGCATTGCGTCATGCGCCAGGCTTTTTACTTTGCTCATTAAATTCTCTCAATCACAGTACAAATGGTTTTTTTGCAAGTTCGCGCTGTAACGCGATCACATTAATCAGCCGACGCCTGCCAATTGTTACGCACGGAATTAAGCCTTTATTGACGTGTCCTAGGCATACTTGAAAAGGTAAGCCTGTCATATCCGCGTATTTTTCCAAGGTAATCAATCCAATTAGTGAAAAAGACTCCAATGATGGAAATTTACTATCATTTTTAGATTCAATTAAACTCACAAGTAACTCCTGACCAGTATCTGTGTATATTTGACTGCTTTACGTGAATATAAACACAGAAATACACTTTGTCAATATTTTCTCCTCTCCTTCTGTGTATATTTGCTACCATGATGTTGATAAATGACCATAAAGGATTCAAATGAATACGATCAAGGAAAGACTAAGGGCAGTAATTGAGCGAAATACTGACGAGAGGGGTAGATTTGCAGAGCTAGAAAAAATGACAGAAATATCAGCCAATAGCTGGAAAAGCTTTTGGCATGGAAGACAAAGACCGACCTGCGACATGATTGAAGCAGCATCTCGTCATTGGCCGCAGTATGCGTTTTGGCTATCGACGGGTCTAACAGATGCAAAAAATGGTCACGTCAACGACCTTGGAAAAGCTGATTTTCCAGAAAGACCGCGAGCAAGACGAAATACAGCTGAAAGATATTGGGAATTAACATCAGCAATGCTCGGATGGCGAAATCACAAAATCGCACACAACATTGATGATGATGAGGATGCACACATTATTAACTACAACGAAAATATCAAATTACTTGAATTAGAAATAGCGAGGAATGCAGAACAGCAAGCTCTTGCAGGTATTGAAGATGCGGAATTGGTTTCAGAATTAATGAAACTAAAGACACTTATATTTAACGAACCGGAAAACTAAGTAGGATGACTGTCAGTAAACAAGAAAATGGGTGGTTGGTAGATATTCAACCTGGTGGGCGCGCGGGGAAGCGAATACGCAAAACCCTAGCTACAAAAGCAGAAGCATTACAATTCGAAGCTTGGGCAAAAACCCAAGCCGCAACAACTGAAGCATGGGAGATGCCAAAGAAGGATGTCAGACGCCTCTCTGAGCTAATTGAAACCTGGCAGTCGCACCACGGCATTAATTTGCGCCACAGAAGCACCCTACCTACCCTACAGCGCATTTGTGCTGCACTTGGGAACCCAATTGCTGAAAACCTAAATGCGGAAAACTTTGCAGTGTACAGGACTGTACGCATTGCAAATGGTGTTACACCAAATACGGTAAATAGAGAACACGCCTACTTACGAGCTATGTTCAACGAGTTAATCAGACTTGGTACATGGAAAGCTGAAAATCCGCTAGCAAAAATTCGCCAATTCAAAATTCCCGAGCGCGAACTATCTTTTCTAAACGCAAATGAGATCACCGCATTACTTTCAGCCTTAGAAAATCGGAAAGACTTAGATGCGCTTCTGATTACAAAGCTATGCCTGTCTTCGGCTGCCAGATGGGACGAAGCCGAGTCATTGCAAATCAACCAAATCCACAGTGGTATGGTTCATTACACAAAAACCAAAACTGACAAGAACCGATCAGTACCCATTTCAGATGAGTTAGCAGACGAAATCAAAACATTTTACAAAACGAACGGAAATCACATTTCTGGAAAGATTTTTAAAAGTTCCGTCGGCTCATTTAGAATGGCCGTTAAAGAATCAGGTATCCAACTGATGGCCGGTCAGCTAACACATGTACTTCGGCACACTTTTGCTAGTCACTTTGTAATGAATGGAGGGAATATTTTGACCTTGCAGAAAGTCTTAGGTCATAGAGATTTGAAAACCACAATGATATATGCGCACCTAAGCCCAGAGCATCTACAAGAAGTTAGAGTGCTGAACCCTCTTGCTCAGTTGTCACTTGATTGAAATTTTCCGAAATAAAAAAGGCTAATATTACAGAACCCAATTAGCCTTACGTCTGCCGGAATCTAGCTGCCGACTAGTTGATTACAAATTCGTGCTCTAAGTGGCAACTACGAAAATTGTTCTCTGCAATCATTTACATATCTTTCTAATACCAATGATTGCGCTTTGAAGATCTACCAACTTCTTAATTCGTCGATGTCGATTTTGAAAATATAAAATCTACTCAAACAATGTTATCAAAATCTCGAACTTCGGTTACCAGGAAAGCTTACGAGCGTACGAAACAACCTCTGATAGTATCTTTTCTCTATCAGACCGTGTATTTTTATCACATGAAGTTTTTGGCTGAGAATGAACAAGCGATAGAAGATTTGGCTTAGCATATTGAGCCGCAAATCCAATTTCTCTGGCAGGGCTATCAAAATCAAGATCCAATTGTTCGTCTGGATGTTTTTTCATATTTGAAAATATCCGTTATTTATATGGATGACTCTAGGTTAGATTAATGATTTAACTAGGTCAATAAAAACGATGTGAAAAATATGTGAAATACATACACATATTTCGCACATAAACATTTTGAATTACACAGTGCTTACAGTCAATAGAAGTATTCTATTTAGATCCCAGCTCCTTTAGCACTAAGTTTGGTTCCGTGAGTCGTTTTACGACTTTCGTTTCAAACGTTCGGTAGTCGTCCAAATATTGACTTACCGCTTTTGGAGCGTCCCTCGGAACAATCTTTATAACTGTACCAATGTCTTTTTCTTTGCGCTTTGTCATCATGAAGAAATTCAAATATTGACGTGGAGCAACACCCTCAAAGTGAATAAATCGAACCATTGATGATGTAGGGTGCGAACTATACTCCACTTTCTCTATGTCGTCATCCTCGGTTTCAAAGGCAATCGCATCTCCGTGCAATTTCTGTGCAAGACTTTTTTCGTATGGCTCAATATAGTAGACCTTCATAATTCCCGCGGCGACAATATGCCTAGCACAGCTATGACATGGGAATGTTGTTGTATATAGATTGGCGCCAACCATCCCAGGAGTCCCTGCCCGTGCCAATGAAATGATTGCATCCATTTCCGCGTGAACGGCTCTAGAAAATTCGATCAAATCACTTATATGAGATGCTTTAAATACTGCCTTTAACACAGTCTCGATTTGATCTTCCTCAATCAAAGGTTCCCCCGTAGTGCCCTTCTTCAATTTTTTTAATGCCAGCTCTATATCAGCCTTATGAGAATTTTTCTCTCTATCATTAAAACAAATTTGTTCTTCTCTATGGACGCACCTACGGTCATGTGTATGGTCTTCAGAAGAGTAAAGTCCACCCATAGCTTTTGGTACATCGTTGCATCCAGTAGAGACAATTTTACCGCTTCTATCAGAAATTGCTGCCCCCACTTGTCTCGATAGACAAGCAGATTTCAAGCCTGCTGAATACGCTGCATACATTCCATATTCTTGTTGAGTAGGTGTGATGCCATTTTCACCGTGCAAAAGGCCTAGGAATCGTTTCAATTTTCTCTGAATTGAAGGTGCAGTCCCGTGATCAGTACTGACAAAAAAATCTGCCATCTGCAAAGCTTTATCAAGTTGCTGCCCGTTGTCCTCTTCTTGTCGCCGATCTCTCTCCATTAAGTCGGATATTTCCCAAGTGCTTACCTTATCCCCAGTTAGCCGCGCTTTTCTCTTTTCAGTAACGCTGATTACGCCAATCAAGTGAAATAATTGCCCATAAACGGTTCTTAATAGTGAAACCTCATCAGGGTGTTTGATTTGATCAATCAGATATGCGGTTCTTTCTGGAACGTATTCCATTAACTCCCCCGAGAACTCCCCGTCTCTCTCTTTTTGCTCACCCCGCAGCATCACGATTTCCTTAATCGCAAATTCAGCTAGGATGCTTGTTCCCTTTGCCTTACGTAACTCATTGCCACCATCTTGAAGAGTTAAAATTCGTTTGACACTTATGGATCGTTCTTCATAGCCAACTTCGTCAACTTTAATTTCGCGTTTTGCGATACTATTTTCAATAAACGCACTCAGCTTAATTAAGTAGACCTCATATCCAATTGATTCCAGTGCTGATTTGGCTTCAGCAATCGTTAATTTGATCCCACATCCAACAGGGCCAGCGAATCCTAGAATAAGTTCAGCCGATTTCCGTTTCTCAAGAATTTTGCTTATTGAGTCATCCGAAGTACTCATTTTTTCTACTGCAGCTGGCTTGGTCTGCTTTTTAAGTGCTTGCCCCATGAAATAACCCAT